TTCCCTCTAAAGCACGAGAGCGAATCATTGAACAACGCGACAAGACCGCAAGATTTCCTATTTAGAAGGAGAAAGAAAAATCAATTTGATATACGTAGTAGATTTGACCCAGTATCTTTTTTCCCATTACAAAAAAGTAATTACACGATAGATGGTGTTGGTTTGAATCCTTTGAAAGCACACTCTCCTGACATATTAGAAGGTAATAAAATATATGGAGACGGAAAATACGGATTTGGATTTCGACATGTAAAACGAGCAGGTAGTATAAGGGTTCGTTCTTTCAACGAGAGACCAGAAAACCGCTTCATAGAAGGACCAACAGACATGTTTTGATTACCATAGTAAATAATACGATAAATGAGCAGGAGTAAATTTATCAGCATCTTTCCATCTTCTGTTTCTATTTCTAAAGTTATCCCTACGTTTTTTATCTTTATGTTTTGTATAATCCTGATAAAGAATACTCCCAAAATGAACCTTTTTTCCATCTTCATTGAATACCATATATTTCTTATGTTTAGAAGTAGATAAATATAAATCAACATGATTTCCGTAATACTTTTTCAGTTGTCTTAAAACTATTTCAGGATTGCTTACATTATATATTTCTTCCATATAATAATCCAATATTTTTATATGTATCTATTATATAATGAGTATTTACACACCTCCAAATAAGCAACAGAGTATATTCAATCCAAGAAATTTTGGTAGTTTAGGTCAAGGGGGTGAGATAAACAGAGAATATTTAAATGCTAACTTTCTTGCTTTCCCTGTTGCACAAGGAACTATTACTTTAGTTTCTGCGAATGTATTAGGAGACATAAATCAACAAGGTGATTACATTACAAGCGGTGACATTGTAGTAGACGATATTTCAGGTGATATCATTTCAGCGAATACAATATTAATAGGCACACAAAATCTTCTAACGGAAATCACTACTAATACTGGGAAAATTATTACAATTAATGGTTCACTTGAAACAATCGCTAGTGATGTTTCAAAAAAACAAGAGAGATTAATAACAGGTGAGAACATTTCCATAGATACATCCAATAACATCACCTTAACTGAAGTGGTTACAGATAGTGAATTATCAACCGCACTAGACACGAAACAAAATAAACTAATCACTGGCAGTAACATTTCCATAGATGCTTCTAATAACATCACCTTAACAGAGGTGGTTACAGGTAGTGATTTAACAACAGCACTTGACACAAAACAAAATAAACTAATTACAGGTGATAACATTTCCATAGACGCATCCAATAACATAACCTTAACAGAGGTGGTTACAGATACTGATTTGTCAAACGCACTTGAAACAAAACAAAATAAATTGATTACTGGTGATAACATTTCCATAGATGCTTCTAATAACATCACCTTAACAGAAGTGGTTACAGATACTGATTTGTCAAACGCATTAGAATTAAAACAAAATAAATTGATTACTGGTGATAACATTTCCATAGATGCTTCCAATAACATAACCTTAACAGAGGTGGTTACAGATACTGATTTGTCAAACGCATTAGAATTAAAGCAAAATAAACTAATTACAGGTGATAACATTTCCATAGATGCTTCCAATAACATCACCTTAACAGAAGTGGTTACAGATACTGATTTGTCAAATGCATTAGAATTAAAACAAAATAAATTGATTACTGGTGATAATATTTCCATAGATGCTTCCAATAACATAACCTTAACAGAGGTGGTTACGGATACTGATTTGTCAAATGCATTAAATGCCAAACAAGATACTTTAAAAACCACCACTAATATTGATACTGGATTGATTAATGCAGGTACTATTACTATACGAAGTAATTCTCAACTGAATACACCTATTGTATCCGCCACAACTTCCATGTCAGCACCAACTATAACTGCTGGAACGAATTTGTTTTATGGGGCAAACAATGTTGGGACTAAAATTACTGGTTTAGAAGACAATAAACAAAATAAATTAACAGCAGGTAATAATATTACGATTGACGAATTAACGAATGTTATTTCATCTACAGGAGGAACAGCAATAGATTCCTCCACAGATTTGATATGTAGAACATTGACAACCATTAATAATGCTACTATAGGTGGCAGATTAACTATAGCAAATCGTATCAGTTTTAGAGTTGGACGAGAAACAGCAAGTAATTTTTCAGGAAATGTTACAATGCCACTTAATTTTGAAGATTACGATTATAGCAATAGTTATAATACTGGAACATACACATTTACAGCACCAATTAAAGGTATGTATGTGTTCTATATCAACATCAGTTCTAATGGTAATAATTCATTTGGACTAAATATTAGAGTCAATAGTCCTATCACATCAAGAACTATATTACGACTTATACAAAATCAAAACGGAGCAGGTTCAAATAAAACAACATGTGGGACTACTATTACTCTATTGGAGGCAAATGACCAAGTAAGTGTTGTAAAAACAAATGGTATTATTCGTTTTGAGAGTTATCCTGATTCATTTTTTGGAGGTCATTTTTTAGCATAATTTTATCTTGTTCTATTATATATGGACATCTCAAAAATATTGATAAAATATTATCTTGAAAAAGATTGGATTTGTGATAAAACCTACGAATCTCTTGAATGGAACGACACGACTATGCCTAAACCAACTGAAGAAGAATTTTTATTGAAATATGAGGACTTCTTACTAGATGAGATGCGTGAAGAGCGTGATACTTTATTGCGTGAATGTGACCATTGTGCTTTACCAGATTATCCAAGAAGAGACCAATGGTTGACCTATCGTCAAGAACTTCGTGATTTTCCAAGCATATGGGTCATAGGAATGGACTTTCCCATGAAACCCAATAAATAAAATATTTATATAAAGTATAATGAGTGCTTATAACCCACCTGATAAAAATAGATCTATTTTCAATTCTAAAAATTATGGAAATGCTATAACCGCTTTAGCAGATACTACTTTTGATGAGGTCAATGCTTCTATTGGTAAATTTACTCAATTGTTTATTGGAAATGATAATGTGGTAAGTATTCTTAACGGAAAAAAAGATATTAATCCTATAGCATTTAGAGCATTTAGTGAAAGCAGTAGTTTTACAACTTTGGGAGGTAATTTACCTTATTCCATAACAGATTATAATTTAGGAAGTGCCTATAATGCGACTACTCGTGAGTTCACTGCTCCATTGTCAGGATTATATTTTTTTTCCTTTCGTTTTTTTCCTACATCTGCATGTGAAGTAAATTTATTGATTGAACCATTGAACCCTGATTCAAATCTAAATGGAAGTGTTTTTATTAGAGAAAAAGTTAAATCACGAGCAACCATAGAAGACAATGAAAGCATAGGGTCAACTTCTACTATTTTACAATGTCACTCAGGAGACAAAGTGTATGTACAATTAGTAAGTGGAAGCATAAGAATGACGGATACAAGTTATAGTGATGATTATACGGAAGACGGAAACCATCATTGCTCATTTACTGGTCATTTTTTAGGATAATTAAATTCTATGGTTATATATATGAATTGGTCTCAAGCAGTAGATAGTTTATTGGATAAAACTTAAAGAGATATTTTAAGATATAATAAGAATGCCTCGTAAAGCGGTAGATTATTCACGAACCATTATTTACAAAATTGTATGTAATGATTTAAATGTAAACGATTGTTATGTTGGTTCAACTACTGATTTTTCCAAACGAAAAAGTCAGCATAAACGAAATTGTATTAATGATATAAACTATAAAAATGATATTAAAATATATGAAACAATAAGAGGAAATGGTGGATGGGACGATTGGAGTATGATTGAAATTGAAAAATACCCATGTACAGATAATAATGAGGCAAGAACACGTGAAAGATATTGGTTTGAGAAATTGAACTCAACGCTTAACACTTATAGACCTTCTTCAACAAAGGAAGAAAAACAAATATACAATAAAAACAAATGCTATGAATATAGGCAACAAAATAGAGAGAAATTATTAGATGAAAAAAAAGAATACTGGGAAAAAAATAAAGATGTTTTAATTGAGAAACACACAATATACAGAGAACAGAATAGAACTAAAATAAATAACCAAAAGAAGGAACATTACGAAAAAAATAAAGATGAAATTAATAGGATTAGACGAGAAAAATATAAGAGCAAAGTTAGTATTAATATCTCTACATAATATATATGGAAAAGGTTTCTTTACCAATGATTATTAATGATTTACGCTCTCGTCGTGATTGCCTTTCGTTAGCACATGAAAATTTGAAATTAGAAAGTGATAATTGGAATAAATGTATCATTGTAGTTTCTTTAGCAACAGGTTTTTTTGAATCTATGAAAATGAAAATGGGTTGGGATTCAAATGTAGTATCTCTTGTACCAATTGCATTAAGTTCCATCATTGCATGTATTTCTGCCTTGATTAAATTCAAAAACTTTCCGTCACAGATGGAAATACTACTACAATCTCAATCTTTACTCACTCACACCTTGACCAATGCTAGAAATGAAAAAGAGTTATTACCTAATTTGCTAAAAGAATATAACAATAGTTTAGAAAAACTTGAAGTCAGTTTATACCCTGATATACGCAAAAAATTCTTAGTCCAAAGTCATAACAATTTAATATCCATCATGAAAAAAGAACAAAAATATTTTGAAACCATCAATAAAATAAACAATGGGGATTATGTCATGAGAAGCGATAGTAGCGTGGATAGTAATGATATTGAAATGTCAGTAAAGAATCAAAGTGATGAATTATAATGTTAGTATAATATAAGTATGCCTCCTAAAAAAGATGTCGTCAATGCAAATGGAATGGTGGACTTTTATAAATCTATGCCAAAGAAGTTTCTATTACATTCTCACAACCCTAATATCAAAGAACACAAATTGAACTTACCGTTTAGAATGCTTATCATTGGAGGAAGCGGCGCTGGAAAAACGCAAACGCTGATGAATTTAATCCGCATCATGAATGGGACATTCAACAACATTCATATCATTACCAAAAACAAAGATGAACCGCTTTACAATTACCTTGAAAGCAAAGTGGATAATGGTTTGACCATCACAGAAGGCATAGATTCTGCTCCTAATTTAGATGAGTTTGATAAAAAAGAACAAACTTTGATAGTTATGGACGATTTGGTCTTGGAAAAAAATCAAAAACAATTAGAACAATATTTCATACGAGCAAGAAAACTAAATTGTAGTTTGGTGTATTTGTCTCAATCCTATTTTGGTGTGCCTAAAATGATACGAATGAATTTAAATTACCTCATCATCAAACGCTTGAATACGTTACAAGATTTGTTCCGCATGATGCGAGAATATTCTTTAGGGGTATCTAAAGATGTATTGGTAGATTTGTATCAACATTCTATTCAAGATAACAAACAAGATTTTTTATTGGTTGATTTAGACAGCGAACCCAAAGACCGATTTAGGTTTAACTTTCTAGATGTTTATGACTTGAATGGGATTTAGAACTAGAATTGATAAAAATTCATTATATTAAACAATTATAAAATCCTAATCTTTTTTTCTTTGGTTATATTATAATGTTTGTGGGCAATTTTACAAGTGTCGCAGATGAACGAGCAAAGAAAAAAAACCAACAAGATGTCTTGAAATTGATGATTCAGAACGAGGCACTCAAAGAGCGAAAAGTAAAAGATTATCAGAACCCATATAATCCACCTGAAGTACCTCCGCAATATAAGTCACGAGCAGAGCGACGAGGAGACACCGCAAAACAAGAACAAGAAGCGATTACCAATTTACAATCTTTATTTGATTTTGATGTACGAGGGATTAACCAAGTTATGAGTGATATTCGTAAAGTAAGAAACGAGGATGGTCTTATCATTTTCAATGCTCTATTTCCACAAATCCGTAATCGTATTGTCAATCAAACCAATCCCAATTTATTGACACCTGATTTTGTCAGTGATATTATTCGTGAGTTCATTATCCGTGCAGAAGATACAAACCCATTGACTCGTGTAGAAGGTGACATAGTAAGCAATGCTTTTAATGATTTGGAAGTGGAATACCATGTAGATATAATAAGTGATTTAGTGGATAAATCCATAGAGTTAGGAATGATTGTAGTTAACTTAACAGATTTGAAAGGTTTAATGTATCAGATGGATTCTACTATCAAAGACATGAAATCCAATGCTTCTTTGACTTCAATGGATATTGATGAACTATCCAAACGCATATTAAAACTTTATAAAAAAATGGGTGTGCCTTCGTTAGGTCAACTTCGTAAACTAGAAACCTCTAAAAATGTAGAAAGAGATATTGAAAGAATCAATGATAAAGTAAATCCTGATGCTCAAGCATTTGAGAGCGTAAGAGTATCTATTATTAAAGACATACGAGAAGGTGATGTGGAACAACGATTGAAACAAGCAGAATCAGATAAATTGAGTTCTAATGCATCCATGCAAGATATTATAGCAAATAGCGTGGAAGAATACAGAATACAAGAGCGAATGCAAAATATGGGAGCAGAAGATGAATTTACCCAAAATATGGGAGCAGAAGAATCAGAAGAATCCTTATCCCAAGAAATGATGTCTTTAGATGTTGGTGACATATCAGAGATAGCAAAAATAATGACAGACGGGGTTACATATAGAACTGACGAAGGACCTACGCTAATGAATGCAGACAAAATAAGAAAAGCATTTGTGAAAGAATTAAGAAATCTATTGAAAAATAATGATGAATTTGAAGATGCATTCAATGGTAAGTTTAGGTCTGCTTCAGTCATGAAGGTATCACTTACAAATTTATCCACAGGGAAAGAACCAGTTTTTGAAACCGCAAGTCAAGTATTAGAAAAATATGTGATAGCAAAAGAAGAAAGTGGATTGGACAAAACCATTGATTTCGCTGGATTTGTAAAAACCAAAATAGGTGATGATTTGTTTCCAGCATTGGATTATCCTGAGGTTATGAAGCGTGGATTTGGTATGAAAAATAGACAACTTAAACATGATGATGAATTACATGCACAAG